ATGTGTACCACGTTTAAAATAATCAGTAAAATGCATTTTAGATTCCATTATTGTATGTATTTAGTAAAAAAATAATCACTATTAATACTATGATATACCGATAACTTATAAGTACCTGATAGATAGGAAACTTACATGAATCGATACAAATATATTTTAAATCAATCTGTTGCTAATGAGCTACAAATTGGATTGTTCCCATATGGTACATTAATAGATCCAACGTTAACTAATGTTAAGACCGAAACATTAACATTTTTTGATAGTGCAACTGAATTTTTTAATAAATTAAAGATAAAAAATATTTCAGTTGTATTGTTCATTAATCAATTTAAGAAACATCCAGTTAGTTTTGAAGAACTTCAAAAATTTACAGAAGCTGTTGAATCTCATGTGCGTGCGCAAGGTGTAAAAGTAACTGGCATGTATTGGGCACCCGGTAGTGAATCTAAAGATCCATTTGTTGTTCCAAATCCCGGAATGTTTTATAGAGTTACTGAAAACACCGGATTAAAGTGGGATAATATTCCAGTGTTATCAGCAAGTGATAATGACTTGTCAGCAGCAAAAAAAGTAAATGCAATACCTATTAAGATTGGAGATAAACATCAAAAATTTGAATCATTTAATTCACTAATTGAATGGATAGATAAACAATAAAAGGGCTTACGCCCTTTTATATTAATAACTAGTTAATGATCTATCTTTTAAATACATTTCAATACCTTCCATAGTATCCGGATCATCAAATAATACAGTTGGTCTCCATGGGTTAGTTTTAATGTGATGTTCAACTGCTAAATCGAATGCAACACTAATACGTACATCATTGCCAGTATATACAGAACTGGCATGAGGAACATAGCTCGGAAACATTACAATCGATTTCTTAGTAGTTGCTATTCGATCAATCAAGTCTTGTCTAACTGGATTTATTAAATCTAGATATGTATCAGATGTTGTTAAGTAATAAGTTCCACTAAGATACGAATGCTCATCATTTTGATGAAAATGATGAGATATCCACTGTCCTGATCGTAATACATTTGCCCAACCATGTATATAAACTTTTATTCTTGGAGAATTTGATTCTTTTAAAAACAACAAATATTGCTTTCTTATAATATGAAACAACTTCTCAATTTCAGGAGTCATTTCAAATCTACGTAAATGCTCACCGTCTAATGCAGATCTATCCCAAAATAAATTATGTTGTTTCCATTGTTGTGTAAGCGGATATGGATCATCTTTGTTTTTAGGAACTTCCGATACTAATTCTTCAGCTTCGATAATTTTTTCTAAATCTAAAATTTGTAAGTTTAATACATCTATTAATTTATCCGATCCATCAGATGATTTATAAAATGGTATTTGTAAATTTGGTGCAAATTTAGTTATCGGAGCAATATTATTAAGAATATGTACTGCCATATTATTTCTCAGATTTAAGATTTTTTGGTATATGCACTAATTTACCAATTTCTGGCAAATATAGATATTGTAAATCGCTGTTTCTTAGTGTATACAAAGCATCTTCGATAGTTTCGACCAATGGATCTCCGCCTAAGTTAAAACTAGTGTTAAACAAAATTGGTACATTAGTAAGTTTATTAAATTCTTCGATTAATGTATAATAATGTTGATTTTCATTACTAGTTACAGTTTGGATTCTGCAAGTACCGTCGACGTGAATAATACTTGGAATTTTATCAGCAACATCTTCTTTACAATTTACCGCATACATCATAAACGGAGTGTTATTCATACCACGTAGATCAAACCATTCATGTACATGTTCTTCTAAAATCGTACCAGCAAACGGTCTAAACCATTCACGATGTTTAACTTCATTTACGATATCTTTACCATCTTTTACTCTAGGATCAAATAAAATACTACGATTTCCTAATGCTCTAGGTCCAGCTTCTGAGCCACCTTGGTACATACACACAATAGTTTCTTCACTAATAAGTTTAGCAATGTCTGCATGAGTAACATCAGATATTGTTTCATCATCTTGTAAATCGATATCATATTTTCCGTATTTTTCAAAATAGTTCGGACCATGATAAATCGTAGTTTGCTTTCTGATAGTTGTATCATTAGTTGAATCATAATGTACTAATTTAGCAGCACCAATACAAGTTCCACCATCATGTGATATTGGTTCAATATATAAGTTAACATCTGCAGGTAACTGCTTTAAGTATTCGTAATTTCCTACGCAATTTAATCCAAATCCGCCGGCGATTACTACATTTTTTTCACCAGTTCTTTCAATGGCATCTAGTATTAATCTTACTATTTGTTCTTCGCATTCGTGCTGTACTGCGTATGCAAGATCCATCTTAGATTCAAGTGTGTCGTTATCTAAAGCAGGAAATGCAACTTTATCAACGTATGCACCATTTGGATAATTAGGAGTAAATAAGTTTCTATTACTTAAATGTCTACCGTCTTTACCTAAAAAGATAGGTGGAATATTATCATTTGGCTGTCCGTACGGTGCTAATCCCATTGCTTTACCGGCTTCGATAAACGAAAACCCGCAATAATCAGTCATTGCTTCATAACATTTAGTAATACCAGCATGATCCGAAAATACTACATCGTGTAAATCTTCAGGTTTTCCTCTATGCTCGTGGGGAACTTGATATTTTGCATATGAAGGTCTTGGACCTCTAACTCCGATATGCTTAAATTTAGTTGATAAATTAGCTGGGTAACTTGCCGAGAAAATAGTTTCTAACTCCCACCCAATTTCACCAGAATCCCCGAGTGGTATAAATGTACCAGCACCATCTACGATTAAGCATGCAGCAGTATCAAAACCACTGTTGTAAAACGCACATGCTGCGTGTAATTCGTGATGAATGTGGCCTAAGTCAATTACTTGAGGATGGGTAACTCCTTTATAGTATTGGTCAATAAGACCTAATTTTCTTGCCCAACCGGTGTACATATCATCACCTGTAAAATCAATTTTTCCTGCACCTTCTAGAGGTTGTGTATGCGCTACTACTAGATAATCGATTTTGTCAGTATATTCTTTAATTTTAAGCATTCCTGCTAACGGACCACCGTCATATTTTTTTCTTGATAACCGTTCTTCTTCAATATAAAAAACAAGTTCTCCGTCTTTAAGTAAACAAGTAGCACCGTTGTGTCCTCTTGTAATACCTGCAATCCACTGTGTCATAACTTCTCCAATTACTCAGTTGTTTTTTTAATATGTTCTATTATACTTTTGTATAAATCATCAAATTCTTCATCTGATAACATTAATGCTCGATCGTTTAATCTATCGGCTAAATGTGTTTCAAAATCACTAATTCTAATAGGTGCATATGTTTTTTCAAATCCAGGTTTTTCCCACACATTAAAATACGATGGATATGTTACATTAATTGCATACGTACTACCTAAAATAACAGTACCTGGGGTATTAAACGAATATGCAAGATGCTGTCCTACACTATCACAACCAATAAAATAATCAGCAAGTTCAATAACTGCTGCCCATTTTCTTAGATCAAGATTTTTAGGATTAACTGCAAATTTATCACCCGGTGTTGGAAATTCGCTCATGCATAATACATTAAAATCGTGTCTTAATCGTTCTACAAGTTTAAGATAGTCGTGTTGTTCTAAACTACGTGAACCGGTATCTGCTATAATCTCAGAATTTTCAGGTTGTCTTGCACCACGACCGTATGGTTGTACTACAATAGTCTTTAATTTACCATGTTCTTTTTTAGCAATATTAATCGTAGCAATACCAAAAAGTTCCTCTTCTTTATTTAGGTAAATTTTAGGAGGTTCTAATTCTCTAATTTCAGTATGATTGTTGATTTGTTTATCAAATGCTTGTGAAATGCTGCATCGTTGATTGTAATAGTCATAATCTCGATATGGTTCAGTTGTAACAATTTCACCGTCTTTAATGATAGATTTAAATAAACCTTTGTGATTTGAATCAAATGCTATTTCTTGGAAAATAGGATGTCCAATTAATATGTCTAGACCACTTTCACATACAATGTAAAAATCTTTATGGTCTTTTGCATATAATTCTAAAGCAGGCAATGCACTTACAACTCTGCCAGTCCCGCCGTTAATAAAAAAAACTTTGTGCATGAAATTCATCCCTATAATATATTAAAGCTATTTATAGGGATGAAAAATCACATTTTAAAAAACTGATTAATGCGGAGAATATCTTGACAAAGTTAACGTTTGAAAATAATTAGTTGGACGTTGAGGCCATTCTATTAATCTTAAATCTTCAAGATCTTTATATTTGTTTGGCAAATCACGAAGATCTTGTTTATACTCTTGCCATGCAGTTAACATATTTTCAGGGGAATCAAAGTTATAACAACTTTCAGCTGCTACTAGCAGCTCGTTTCGATATGATCTAACTTGATCCCATGTTATAATGTTAATTTCTTCTTCTATTATTTGTTCATTTTCTGTAGTCATTAATAATACACCCTTATATATCCTGAAGCGCCGCTACCACCGCCGCCTGCATATCCTGCACAACAAGTACCGGTTCCGCCACCGCCGCCGCCACCTGGAAAATTGCCCGGAGGTGCTGCACGGCCACGATCACATACCCAGGTACAGAAACTAGCAGTCATACATCCATAATTTAAACCAACATTAAATGCTGTACTACCACTACACGAATCACCACCTGGTCCAAAAATACCTGCTGAATTTCTGCAAGTTATATTCCATCTTAAATATTGATTACATTGAGCTTGAAAAACATTAATTACTGTGTCTCCGCCAAATGTTGCACCTCCTGATTGACTCATGTGTCCGCAAGCGAGACCGCCAACTGAACAATATGAGCTGTGTGCCGATGCCCAACTTTGCACATCATTAGTATACTGCGACGGACCAGTGTAACATCCTAGATCACCACCAGGCGCATTATTAGATGCTGCCCAATTTCCGCACGAGTAATGATAACACACCCCGAGCGATGATGCACATGCACCGCCTACTGAATCAGCACACATTACACCGTTTCGTCTAACAAAAGAACAGCTTGATAGAGTAGTTTGGCAACACCAGCAGTTACTAACACCTTGTACGCTTTTACCGCCGCTTTGTCCCATTAACCCACCTGCGCCGGCGCATAGTGTAATTAGATCATTAGGCAATACAGCGATTGTTTTTCTAGAATAACCACCGCCACCACCGCCCGAACCAGGTCCTGCGTTGCAGTTTGATCCGCTTGCACCGCCTGCACCTGAACCCCATACTTCTACAACAATAGAGCATACACCTGCAGGAACGACCCACGCACAACAACATCCGGACGGAACAAAAGTACCTTGAATACAACAATCGTTAAATTCACCTTGTGTTAAATCCGGAGTGCATCCATATACTTCTAAAGATCGCATACACTGCGGAAGTGTAGTACATGTACTGGCAGTGCCGCCACCGGTGCAATTTAACGTAGTAGTACAACACGGAGAATTTTTAATATAACAAATTTGATAGGGCATTATCTCTCCTTACTTCTTAGGTACAGTTACTGGAACATACCATACACATTTTGCTGCTTCTTCATCTGATAATCCAGCTCTTTCACTTTCAGGATATGGAGGTAAATAATCATTCCAAAATACAGTATCTGGTGTTCTGTTTGCTGCTAACTCTCTGTCAGGAAGATCTCTTAATAATTGTCTGTGTTCTATCCATTGTGTTTTTAAAGGTTCGGGAGTATCGATATTAAATTGATTATCAGACATTGCTAACATTGTATTCCGTCTTAATCGTATGTCGTCCCATGTTAGTGGTGGATAAGTTTCAATTACTACTTCATTTAAATCCCAATCCCAATGAGATATTCTATAGTCCCATAATTCATGATCTTTATCAATTTTGTCTTGATCAAACAATATTGTCCAAAAATTAGTTTCTGGAAGTATTTCAACGAATTCACGATCTGGGCCAAGTACCTGATCTCTATTATGAACTGGCAATTGCGCTTCTGTGTATATTGTACTTTCGATGTATCCTGGTCTATCACTAGTTGACTTCCATACCATTTTATAAAACTTTTCTGGTACTATTTCTTCTATACTTAAATTTTCACTCATATTTTTTCCTTATTACATCCAAATTCTTATTAAACCAGGAGCGCCATTGCCTCCCATTGGCATTACTGTGCTATTTGTACAACAACTACTTATACCCCCAGTGCCGCCACCTCCTGGAAATAAACCGTAAAATCCGCAAATACCACCATACCGTCCATTACCGCCAGAGTCAACCCCTTGTGCCGTTGTGTCATATGTCATATATATATTTCTAGCACCAAATGGAGATGAACCGCCCCATGTTAGTGTTTGGCTAGATGGTCCGCATATACTACCAGAAGAATGATATCCGCCGTCACCTCCTCGTACATTCACATCGCCGCCATTTCCGGGCCAGCCGCCGTTTGGCAACACTCCGCCTGCATTATACGGTCTAGACTCTCCTCCGAACCCGCCTTCTGCACAAAAATTAGTTAATCCGGCACCTGTTATATAAGTAGTTCCGCCTTTTGAACCGCAGCAACATGCTTGGTCTCGCATACTTGTAGTAAATGAGCCGCCGCCTTGACCTCCTGCACCTACACAAATGGTATAGCATGATCCGGCAGCAACTGGCAATGTTTTCCTAGCATATGCACTGCCACCACCACCGCCACCTATTGTGGAGCAATTATTAACAACTGCAGAGCCGCCACCACCGCCACCTCCCCATAATTCAATAATAACTGATGACACACCAGGCGGAACACACCATAAACAGCAAATTCCCGATCCTGGATTACACGTAAATCTCGTACCGTTACCGGATATTTGAAATAAACAGGCTCCTTGAGTTTCTGTTACTGATTGTATACAATTCCATCCGCTATGCGTAGTTAAATCTGTATGGATTACTTCTGTTCTATATCTTCCCATTATTTCTTCCTATTAATACCATATCTTAACTAATCCGCCACCACCGCAGCCACCGCATGATTGGGCTGTAGTAACACAACTACCAGCAGCTCCGCCACCTGGAAAATGTCCTCCCCAGTTATAAGCAAAAGTACCTACACCGCCAATACCACCGTTCATAGGAGCTGCACCGCCTCTAGTAGTAGTATAATGACACTGAGTGCCACTTACTGTAGTTCCTCCCGCGCCTACTGCAACAATTTGGCTAGTAGCAGGAGTATTACCTGACGGAAATCCAATACCATAATTATCTCCAGCGCATGTGTTTTGTCGGTGACAACCGGTACAAGCGCCAAATCCACCTATGGCACACAAACTGCCGGAATTAAATCCAGAAAAGTATGTTGTACCTCCATCTGTTGCTCGTGTAGCACAACAACCATAACAACCAATATTACCTACACACCAAGTGTATTGACATCCTGGCAGTGTAGGAATAGTTGCAGACGCGTAACCGCCTGCACCGCCTGCACCACCTGCGGTGCAGGCGGTGCCATTACCGCCACCACCTCCACCGCCACCAGGCCCCCAAAGTTCAACTACGATAGAGCACACTCCAGGGGGGACGGTCCACGTGCCGCTATTGGCGTTTCCTATACCAAAAAATGTGCATTTTGTATTTGCAACTGTAATATTACAGTCTATTCTAACACCATAATTGATGCACATAGATTGATCAGGTACGGTTGAACATACTGTATCGACTCTATCTGGTAATGATTGATATCTTGCCATTATACTGCCTCCTGAATGCCTAATGCTAAGGCTGTTACTTGTTGAGTATTGCTCGACACATACAAATATGTGTTCGGCGGTACAATAATACCTGTTCGTTCTAACACACCATTACCTGCAATGATCGCATCAAACTCAATAAAATCAGTAAACACTGGTTGACCGTTAGCTAATAACACGTTACCGCCGGTTGCATAACCTGTTAGTAACGGCTGAATTGAACCATTAGGTGTTGCAGATAAAACAAATTGTGTACTGCTAACAATTGCTTTAACATAATACGCAGGCACCATCCAAAATGCAGGAGTTAAAGCAGCCGCAGCAATTGTTGATAATGGAACTACTGTACCATATGGTGTTAAACTAACAGTAAAATTATTTGACGAACTAATTGATAGTATATAGTACGTTGTGTTAGCAACAATACCGCCCCATGTGGTACCTAAAAATACAACAGGCTGTCCCGGAACTAACGTTGCAGTACTTGATACTGTAATGAAATTAGAAGATGTAGTTGTGTTAGTAACAATAAACGGTAATGTTGTTAGCGGTAATGTTTGAATATTACCAAAACCAGAATTTAAGCTATTACCAGTAAATGTTAACAATTGGTTAGCTGCCAACATTGCAGTAGATCCGCCTGGTGCTAATGTAACAACATTACTTTGAACAATGTTTGTATTAAAGCTAGTTGTTAATGTAGTAGGAACTCCGCTGTTTTGCAATGTAGCAATACTAAATGTAAATGGACTTTGCACTGCATGTACAAAATATGCATTGTACGGTAACAACGATGTACCTGAATTATTTACAACTTGCATTGTCATTTGGTTAGATGAATTATTCCAATTTAATGCAGCACCGCCAACTGTAGAACTAAGTGTAAATGTGTTATATGTAGGAATACTTTGCACATAATAATACACATTAGCTTGAATTCCGCCAATTGTATAACCAGTAAACATTACAGGTTGATTTACAACTAAATGACGTGTACTACCAGTTGTAGTTAAAATAGTGCCAAGTGTGTTAGTTACT